GATAGATAATGATTGAGTCTTCTAGTAGTTCTTTTTGTTTGAATACTTTGAAAACGTTTTCCAACACTGAGTTACCAAACGGCCAAAAAATGTCAAGTCCTTCAGTCAAGCTCAAGTGTACCACGTGTTCTGCGTTGATAACTGCTTCGTTTTGTGCGTGACTGAATCTTGATCCACCACTATACGGGCTGCGTGGTTGCACATAAGCACCCGACGGACCGCCAACTTGTGGATGGTTAGTAAACGTATCTGACGTGCTGACTGCGGTTACAGTCATGTTTTGGAAATTGGGGTTAATGTCTTTGATAACATACTGCTCGGGCTTTTTGCCATCGCTTTCGTTAACAATAACTTTGGTAACTTTTGACATTTCAACCCAGAACAGCTTGAATGTTTCTGGATCACGTATAAACACTTGATCGCCGTATTTGATGGAGTTACGGAAGATTTTGAAAATACGTTTGTTAAATTCGTTCAGTGTGATCCACTGTTGTAGCTGCTCTTTGATAATCTTGACTTCGTTGTCGGTGGGCTTTTCGTGAAAGTGTATGTCAAATGCACTGAGGTTTTCATCGTTCTTCTGTGTTGAGAATTCAGCTAAAATGTCCAGTGCAGCATTAACTTCACTGTCCATGTCCATTTGTTCGTACTGATTATAACGCTCAATACGGTTTGGGTGCCCAATGTACACCTCAGGTAGTGTGCTGGCTGTGGCACGATACGCTGGGTTTACTGCCTGGGCAGTGCTGCCCATTGGACTAGTCTGTCCTTGTAGATTACCGGTTTTGAAGTACTTTTTCCAAGATCCTCCTGTTGGGCCCTGAGTTTTAGTTGGCATTTAATGATTCCCTAATTGCTTTATTTCTTGCTTTAAGTGTAGCCGATATCTTTGCAGCTCTAACTGGATCGTACGGTCTTCCTAAATTAGCTTGTCTTATTTTTTCAGCATGTTCAGCAGTTTTAGGTTTACTGTAGTTTTTCTTATGTTCTTCAGTTCTAACTTTGCCTAGATTTCCTTGTCGTATTTTTTCAATTGATTCCAGAGAATGTTTCCATCCAGCATAACATGCCCATTGATTTATTTTAATATTTTCTAATATCCCACCATCAACTTTTCTACCATATTTTAAGATTAAATCTTTTTCTAAATTTTTAGCAGCTTCGTTGGTTAAATTATTTTCAATGATTACTCTACGTTCTTTTGGCGGTAGATCAACACCATGCTTAACATTAATTCTATTTCCAGTTCCCTTACCAATATAATAAGGAGTACCTTCTTCAGTTAAGTATTGATAGACATAAAATCTATTATCGGCCATTATATATTCCTACTGTGCAATATTTACCACACGTTATGCAACTGCGTTGTGAATCTTCTTGTTGAGGTCCACACTGGCACGTAGGTAATCATTGGTTTGTTTTTGTTCTTTCAACATGTCCTGCATGAGTTTGGCTGTGTTAGTTTCTCCTCCGCTGGTACTGCCACCAGTTTTGTTTCCGCTGCCAAACATGTGATCTAGTACACCAACTGCTGCCATCTTGGCTAGATCTGCTGCTGTAGGCAAGCTCTCATTGATCTTTTTCATTGCCCCAGCTACTGCCATCAACCGATTGGGATCCAACTGCTCAAATTTTTGTACGCCTGCTACCACAGCATCAAACCCGCCTGCACCACTTACTAGTCCCGCTAATGCTCCTCCAACACCAAACGGCAACATGGCTATACCAACAGCAGCTATGCCCGGAGCAATGGCCAGCAACTGCAAAGGGTTGACTTCAGTTGCCATTTTGATCAGGCTATCAGCTAGAGTACCTAGAACTGCACTGGCTGCTTTGCCCATTGCTTCAATAGCAGGTGCAGCATATTCTAGCGCTTTGCCCAGTCCCATTGCTGTTAGTGTAAATGCTGCCATACCTGCCAGTGTTGCAGAATTTGCCAACAAAGCGAATCCTTCAGCAAGGCCTTTTAGTCCCCCGCCAATGCCGCCGCCGGCGCCTCCGCCCACAGCTCCTCCAACTTTTTCCAGTGCCCCACCAGCTCCGCCTAGAGTTTTTTCAAGTACTGATCCACCTACACTAGCCGCACCTTTGGCTGCTACTGCGGTTCCTGCAAGGGCACCAAACCCTGCTACAATTGCCTGTACTATCATTCCAGTCCATCCACTCATTGCACTGGCTAACCAAGATCCTCCGCCAGCAGCAACACCCACAGCACCTTTGATCTGGTTAATTGTGGTAATCAACGCATCTTTAAAAGCTGGCAAGTGATCACTTGCAATTTTTTGCATCTGTTTGGCCATGTCTTGCTGTGCAGACATTAGATCAGCGGCAGTATCTTTACCTTCTTTACCAGCTTTTTGCTGTTTTGCAATCTTGTCTTTTTCTTCTTGAACGTTGGCACTGCCCATCTTGCCGTATTCTTTCATGGCCTTGGTAGCCATTTCGTCCAGTCCTGAATACCCGTGCTGTGCCGCAGTGGCCAATGCACCTTGATTGGCCAACTGTGATTCAATTTGATCTCCGTATTTTTTACGCAGATTCATTTCAGCTTCGGCATCCAGTTTGCCTTGTTGGGCCAATCTGAATTCTTCTTCGTGCATGGCCTTAAGTGCAGGGCTTGCCTGTTCTAGTATGGCCACGTTTTTATCTGTAACTGCACCACCGTGAGCTATACGATCTTGTATGGCTTTGGCACTGTCTTCAGTCATTGCACCTAATGCTTTATTAAACTTGTCACGTGCAATAGGATCCATCTTGGCCAGTTCTTGTTGCATTTTGAAATTGTTTGATCTGGCTTCGGCTTCTTGTTGCTGTTCCTTTGCGCTCTTGCCTGTCAAGTCTGCTACTAGTTTAAGATCACGTGCATACTGTTCTGTCAATGCTGCAACTTGTTCGTCGCTGGCCTGTAGCTTACCTGCAGGCCCAGCCAAGCGTGCCATGGTAGCTGCATAAGCATCAGCCTGTTCTTCCATGGTCATGCCCAGAGCAAACATACCGTTACGTGCAGCATCACCACCAGCTTTCATGGCCGCTGCCATTTTTTTGCTGCCTTCTGCAACGCCTAGACCTGACTTGGTAAAGTTTTCAGTATTGGCTGCAACTGATTTGCTAAACTGTTCTACAGTCATACCGGCACCAAGTGCAGTGGCAGTCATGGCCTCTAGCCCGCCACTATAGACTGCACCCACAGACGACATTTGTCGGAAACCATCAATCATCTTGTTGGTTTCTTTCAGCATAAAGTCAATGCCAGCTTTGGTTAATTCTTGTATAGCACCAACTAGTCCGCCCAGCGCCTGCCCAGCAGCAGCCATGTAACGACCATTGTTGTTGCCTTCTTTGGCCATTTGATTACCAATTCGTATCATGGCATCAGTGCCAACTTTGAATCCTGCGCCCATCGTATCGATGTTGCTTTTCATAAAGCTGGCGGCTGTGGCCATGGCATCTCCGCTGGCCATAGCGCTGGTAGCTGCACCCATAAAGCTCTTGACTAGCCCGCCAACTATAACTCCACTAAACTTGGCGGCAGAAGATTCCATAACTTCCGTAGAAGTTTCCAACTCATCTGTCCAGAGTCCCAATGCTTTTGCTACTTCTTTATCGCGCTTTTCTTGTTCTTTGCTCCGCTTCATGTCTTTTTCATGCTGGGCGGCTTTTTCGCGATCAATTTCGTCGGCCATGTTAGTCCTATAAATATGTTAGTATATCAAGTATTTATAGGAAAAAACATGACACAATTTGCTCCACAAGCAATACCCAACCAAATTGCCGGAAATAACCCGTTAGCCAAACATTTTAGGCAACCTGCTATTTTTACACGCCTGATCAGCGGTGGCAAGTACTGGCCTGATGGCGCATTGGATTTACCAGTAACTGGCAAGATTCCCGTGTATCCTATGACCACACGAGATGAGATCACACTGAAAACTCCTGATGCCCTAATTGATGGAACCAGTGTTGTTAATGTGATACAGAGCTGCTGCCCAAATATCAAAAATGCCTGGGAAATGCCCAGTGTTGATGTTGATGCTATCTTGATTGCTGTGCGTATCGCCAGCTATGGTGGATCGATGGGTATTGAATCAGTTTGTCCTCACTGCAAGAATGAACACGAATATGATATCAACTTGAGCAGTATACTTGACACCATACCAATGCCCGACTACGACACTGAGCTGCGTATCAATCAAGAAATTTCAATTAAACTGAAACCCATGAATTACTTGCAGGTAAGTCGTGCAGGCACTGCTGCATTTGAAGAACAACGTTATATACAGTCGTTGAGCACATCAGATGCCACCGATGAGCAAAAGAAAGAGCAGTACGGTCTACATTTGGAAAAACTGGTTGATCTCAGTATCAAGAACATTGTCTACTGTACAGAAGCTGTTATTTTAAACAGTACAGAACGTGTGACTGATCCCAAGTACATCTCTGAATACTATGCAAATGCTGAAACTAGCGTACTAAAGAAACTGCAAGATCGTATCAAAGAATATGCAGATATCACTGCGCTCAAACCCATGACTGTGCAATGTACTGCTTGCCAAGCAAACTTTTCATTGAGCATTCAATTTGACTATGCAAGTTTTTTCGGCAAAGGCTTTTGACTCTAGACAACTCTGAGATTGTTGAATACATTGGTAAGTTCGACAAAGAGACAAAAGCCCTCAAAGAAGAAGCACTCAGATTTTGTTGGTACATGCGCGGAGGACTCAGCTATGATGACGCATTCATGCTGAGTGCAAATGAACGTGATATCATAGGCAAAATAGTCAAAGAGAACTTAGAGACAACCAAGAAGTCAGGTCTTCCCTTCTTTTGAATATATGTCATTCTTTTAAGATGTACTACGTACATCTGTTATTTCGCTTGCGCTCATAACTGTATTTTCTGTAACTAGAGCGAAGCGACTTGAGCGAAGCGATATATACTGTTCATCCAGATCTATCAGTCACACTTTGCCCGCACAGGGCAAAAATGAATAGTTCGCTTCATCCGAGTCGACACCAGTCACCGGCGTTAGAGCAATTACAGAGGCGGTTGTCCGGTACCTCGAGCTCAGTTCTTATCACAACGGCAATTAATACTGTATACGCCAGCATACTGTATTAACCTGCTACATCACTGTAGCGTCTTTTCAGCCATAAAAATCGTCTTCAAATAGCAAAACTGGGGCATTTAACCAGTCGTCGTCCTGTCAAGGATAGTTGCTAAGTGCTCTGTACGGCGCAGAGGCTTCCGTCCCCCTTTTTATCAGGTTGTCGCTAGACACACGTTTTAAGACCTGTGTGAGTCGTTATCCGTTTAATTTGTTTATAATGTGGGAGCCATGAACACGAACACTAATTTGTCCGTTATAATAATCTGTTGATTCTAATACTCTATGTGTAAATTGTTCTCTAGCCTCAATGTAACTACATTCTGCTTTTGATTTGCAATAGTAAAGTATTTCTCTGGTAAAGTTTTCGGTGCCATGAGTTTGAACGTCTCGGTTTAGTTGATCGTTTGAGCCATAATAGGTAAGCCAATCGCTGTCCACTTTGCTGCGGATCTTTTGCTTTTTCTTTGTACCGTTCTTGAGTTTTACTGTTTTATAAGAAGTTTTTGCGAATTTCGCTAGTTTTTTGCCTATGTACTTTTTGCCAGATAGATTATTTGTAATGAGGTATACGAAGCCCACACAGTCTTCGGGTAGAGTTTCTACAGGGGTTCCTTGATAGTACCAGGTCATTACACATATAGTTATGACTCACCATTCGGTAGCGTATTTTTCAGTAACCACACTGCTTGAACATTTAGTTTGACATTCCTGCCAACGAAACGTTTGAAACTCACCTGTCCAAAATTCATGGGCCAGTGCTTGTTCTAGTGTTGTATGATTTAAGTTAAATTGTTCTGCCAGTGTTTGCCATTCGTTATTGTGATTATATCTATTTGCGACCCAACAGCAGGGAAATAATCTTCCCCGTGCATCAATGTATAGCCCCTTGTTACCAATAGCGCAAAGGGGTGTAATTTCAGCGGAGCCGCTAATTTTATTATAAAGTTGCTGGTTTGTAAAATTTATAGGTTGCCATGATGAATAATCTGTAGCGATGCGTTCAAATCTATGTGTAGAGCTAATTAAATCTCTACTGGGCTCTAGCGCATCGTTTGTGCCATAAGAATCGTATATTGAGCCAAATTTTGTGCTCTTTGTCAGTTGAAATCTATCAACGCCCAACTGTTTTGCAAATCGTTGCATAAAATCCAAACGATGTTCGTTAAATTTAAATGCAATAGCTGCCCAAACAATCTTACAGCGACTGATAGCTCGTAGGGTTTTTAACCCAGCAATGATGCTGTCCCAGTCGCTGTTGACACGATAGATGTTATTACTGTAATTATCGTAGCCGTCGATACTAAAATGTACGCTGTCAATTTCAGTTAAGGTTTTGCCCAGTTCAAGCCACCAAGTGATCTTTTTGTGTGATCCATTGGTAACTATCACAATCTCAACGGGCTTGATGCTTTTGACGTACTCAATGACAGGGATCAGATCGTGTGCATATATGGGGTCTCCGTCGTCGCCGCAGAATGTGATCTTTTCCACATTCGCTTGTATAAACTCGGGAGTAAAGTTGCGTTTGAAAAACTCCAAGTCTAGCTCGGTGTTTACCAGTGTGTCGGGTACTTCTTGTCGAGCACAGCGAGGGCAGCGCAAGGTACACTTGCTTGAAATCTCAATATGAAAATGCCAAGTTGCTAACATAAATTTACCTCACGTTGCCATTGACTGTTAAAACTGTTAACGGTACCTGAACAGGTAGCTTTGCAAACTGGATGCGGATTTGTACTCCATGTAAGTTTAACCTGTTCCATAGTGACAAAATTAGACAACCTATGTCCTTGCCAGCAGCAGGGATGAACATGTGCCCGTGCGTCTATATAAACACTAGATTCTTCAAGTGCCTGACAAACTATATTGCCTTGTGTTTTGATAGGATTTTGCCATCCAACAGGAAATTCTAGCCCATCGATATATGGTCTCTTACTGACCTTGGCTCTAAACCATTTGAATCCCATCTGTTTAGCCAATGCTTCACAAGCATCAACTTGGTGTTGATTGTGTCGATAGACCAGCATATCCCAGTGTGCGTTACCACCAGCATCAATAAAACTTTTGGCATTGGTCATTAGCTTGTGCCAATCTACGTTTTTACGATATATGTGATTTGTATCTTCTAGGCCGTCGATGCTGAATACTACAAAATCTTTGGGCTTGTTTAAGATATTTGCTACCTCAACCCACCAATTGGGTTTACGTAGTGCGCCATTGGTATTCATACCCAACGTTATATTAGGATTTATTTTTCTAAACTGTCTATAGATGTTGAGTGTGTGTTGCCCAGCAGCTGGGTCTCCATAATTACCACACATAAACATTTTATCTAGTCCAGCTATAGCATCAACCCCTACTGCTTGAATAACATCAAACATTGACAAATGATGCTGTACTGATTTATCAAATTCAGTGCTGGTTTCGCGGGCACAGAGAGGACAGGCCGCTTGGCAAACGTCTGTTGGCTCTAGGTGCAAAATTTTAATCATACAATTTCTAAATCTGTATCGTAGCTGGTATAGCCGTTTTCTTTGACTACTTTGAGTGTATTATTAACACGCCCTGCTAGTTCGTCCTTGTGACTCACAAGCCAAATGCTCTTGTTTTGATCTCTACTCATCTTTTTAAGAATAGCAAGGCTGTTTTCAACACCCGAACTATCCATACCGCTGTCAACCAGCTCGTCGATAAACAACAAGTTGATGGGTTGATATAGACTTTCCCATACATCGCGGAATGCCCAGCTCAATGATAGAATCAATCTGTTACGTTCACCACGACTCAAGTTGTCAAAGTCCAAGTCACGTCCTAGTTCTGTAATGCTCACAGTCAAGTCGTTGTTGAATTTTACAGTATGCGGGAGACCAATGCGATCTAAATATTGTCCTAACCTAGCATTCAAGTAGCTCAAGTTCTGATCAATGATACGTTTACGAATAAAGCTATCCTTGTTAGTCAACAGTTTGTGCAAGAAGTCTTGGTGTGTGCGTAGTTCATCTAGCTGGTTCATAACATCAAAGTCAATTTCTTCTAAGGCCTGTTCCTGCATCTCACGGATCTGATCCACATAAGGATCTTGCTCGTTTTGTTTGGCTGTAAGCTGTGCAAGTAAGCTGCCCATACTTGAACGATGTTCAAACGCATCTGCTTCGTTATCATAAAACACCTTTGGCATCACACCCAATTCACCTAGTTCAGCCAGTGCGTCCTGATGTTCCATTAACTGTGTGTTGGTTGCCAGTGCTTGTAGAGCTGCTTCTCGTAGTGCCGCTCGTTTGTCTTCTAGCAACTGTTCTTGTTTGTCGTCGTGAAACCCTTGCCCACAACTGTGGCAAGTATGATTCTCTAATGCTGCAATGTCACTCTTGAGTTTTTCAATATCTTTTTGCTCACGCCGTTCGTCCAGCTCACAACGCTTGATCCAGCCGTTGAGATCATTAATGGCCTTGCGCTTGACATTATAGTCAGCTAGTGCCTTGTGTGCAGATAGTTCAGCTTCGATGTTGAGTTTAGCAAGTTCATCATAAGCTGCCTGCAACGCCGCAACATCGTTTGTCTTTTTGCTGTTCCATAAATTCTGGCGTCGTAAGAGTGCATCAATTTGATCCTGTATACGTTTGTTGGCATCGCCTACTGCTTTGATACGGAATTCTTCGGCAGTGATGGCATCTTTGGTGGCTTTGGCTAGTTCTTTGAGTCGTTCGGCTTTTTCACTTAGTAGTGTAATGCCCAGCAACTGTTCAATCATGAGTCGTTGATCGTTGCTTTTTAAACTAAGGAACGGCTCCGTATAGGTGTTGAGTGCCACGATGTGCTTGAACATCTCGTGGCTCATACCCAACATGCGTTCAATGTCGGCCTGTGTTTCGCGACTGTCG